TCATCATCATCAATATTCAAACCTAATATCCCAGCTAAAGCATAACGCTTAGCATAAGTGATCGCAGATCCGACCGCCTGAGGATCATTTGGCTTTGATACTGGCATCGTGTACGAATCCATTAAATACTCTCCGGATTCGGCATGAATCAAAATAGTACATAACCCATTTACTCCGGTAGGCATCTGGGAATAAGTCAGACCAGAATCTGCCAATGGTTTAGCAATCGCATCCTGGATGTTTGATAACGAAGCGTAGTTTGATTTGAAAAAAGGATTCTTTGCATCCTTTGTAATCTTTGAAACCCTGCCATTGAAATCAATCAATGCTTTTGCAAGGCTTGTTATTGTTTCGGATTTTTCCATAAAACAAGAAAACCGTATGCCTTCAGGCGTCCACTCCCTCCGGCTATACGGTCAATATTTTTAAGGTTTAACATTGTGGACGTTTAAATGTTTTACAAATATATTAATTAATTTCTAAATAAAACCTCACAAAAATCTCCATCACGAAAAACATAACCAGTAATATCATGACAAACATGATTGCCCAGAATGTGCGATCTTGGTTTGGTTCCGGATCTTCGTGAAATCCCATCATCCCAGTATCTCCTTCGCTAACCTTAGCGCCGATTCCTGCCCTTCAATGTGATTAACTCCGCCTGGCTTAACCTTGTTAATGCCTTTAATCTTGTTTACTTGTGCATGTATATAGGTAGTCCAGCGGTTAAATAACTGATCATCCATTGCTAAATATTTGTGTTGCGGCATCCCGTTCTGCCATTCAATACGATGCCCATCTGGCATTACTGTGGTTTTAACTGCTAATATTCTCATGGTTCAAATAGGTTTGAAATTGATACAAAATCATAATTTTTCAATCGTAAAAAGTTGCTTAATGAAACGGCAGTTCCGTACTTTAAGTCCATTACAAAATTTGCATTTCTAAATTCTTCCATAAATGAAGCAACTGCAAAGGGATATTCTTCGCCTTGCTCTTGCAATTTTGCAAATACTTCTGGCTTTAATCTGTCATATAGGTTATTCATGATCTTCATCCCTCCTGCGATCGTAATCGTCGTGTTTATGACATTTACATTTCTCAATTCTGGCATCGCAGTATTCGCAATGCTCTGCTGATGTCTCTGTGCGCTCGTACAGATCATCATAATAGGCGTCTAAATTCATTTTAGTTTATGGGTTAAATAGTCACATAATCCAGCTAATCCGATTAGGACTGCCAACATAGTAATAAAAAAGATCATAATTTCCATAGCTTTTGTGTTTTGGTATATTCAAATGTAAAATTAATAATCGAAATAAAAAATTATTTTGATATCTTTTTGATAATTATTTTAATCTCGATAAAATTTATATATTTGTAGTGAAATAGTCAGGTGGCGGAATTGGTAGCCAAAAAGGGATGTTGAAGGTAGTAGTAATACTCCGCCTCGAACAAGTGTAGGCGACTTTTACAGGTTCGACTCCTGTCCTGACTACAAATTTAAACCATTTTCCTGACGTTAGGAAGATGGTGACTGATGGAAAGACGAGCAAATTAATTAATCAAAAAAATATGACTGAAAAACTAAAATCAATACCGGTTTATTTACCCGAAGAAAAGCGGATCGCTTTAAAAAAGATTAGCAAAAGTAAACGCCTGGCGCAGACCAGACTGATCGAACAAGAACTGGACAAGTTGTTTAAACGTGAAGGGTTTAAGTTTTAAGGTATGACACCAAAAGAAAAAACAGAAGAGTTAGTATTAAAATTTACTCCATATATGTATTGCTATATGGGAAGCGGAATGCTTTCTAATGATTACGATAAAAACGTAGTATTAGATTTCGCAAAGAAGTGTGCAATAATTTCAGTAGAAGAAACATTGAAAGTAGTTTCATTTTATAACGATTCCCAAGCAGAAGTAATTTATTTTAAAGAAGTTAAAACCGAAATAGAAAAGTTATGACAAAAGAAGAACAAAAACAACACCTCATTGACATGATGAGATATGATGATTATTTGGGATTGTATGAAAATTGGGTTGAGGATGCTGAAAAAGAATATTCTCTATCAGATTTAAATAGTAAAGCTAATATTTTTTGGAGTGGATATAGAGTGGGTGTTAAATCTAAAGAAAGAATGTATAGTGAGGAAGAAGTATTAGAGTTATTGCTAAAATCAAAAATTGAAACATCAAATCTTTATTATGAAGATATGAAGGAATGGTTTGAACAATTTAAAAAGAAATAAGAATAAAGTTATGACAAATAATAGTCAATAACTCTAATAAATTCCTAATTATTGTGCATTATTTTGCAGTCTGCACCAATCGCCGTAACTCTTTTTTTATTTTTTCGAGTTCAGCTTCAAGTCGCAGTTTTTCAAGCATTAATTGCTGGATGCGGTTTTTACTCAAAGGATTCTGCCTTTCAGGATGCGGAAGTTCTTAACTGAGTAATTCCCTTCGTTATCAGTTCTGATATGCGCAAAGCCATGCGAGTAGTTATTTGAGTGCGGATTATAGTCTGGAGATAGTTCGGAAAGGCAACCAGTTGACCAGCAGGAAATCAATTCTCCGGATAGGTTAGTTTCGTTATGCTCGGAAACTTTATGAACGTGACCGCAGATCATGGACTGCTTGGCTTTCATAAATAGTCCCCTGGCTGAATTAACCGGTGCCATAAAACCACGAAAAAACAAATGACCATGATGGATGCTTAACTTCCCGGCTCTAATTATTGTTTTGTCATCAATTAGATTAATGCTAACCTTTGATAGTTCCAGTCTGGCATCAAGCGAATAGTAAGGATCATCAAAAATCTCTGGCGCTTTAGCCATCAAGAAATGCTCGTATCTGACATCGTGATTACCTTTGTTAAAATATATTATAGCCTTCGGAAAGGTTGCTCTGAGGATTCTTAGAAATTCCTTGGTAGTATCAAACTCGTGCTTGACTGATCGCTTTCTGGGATCCTTTTCAAAGCGTGAACATCCGTAGAAATCAATTAAATCTCCGTTAATTAGAATAGTGTTTACGTTTTCTTTTTTACCATAATCCAAAGCCGCCGTAATCGCATCAATAGAATGATAGGGAATGTGTAGATCAGAGATTAGTAGTATGTTGTTACATGCCAACGGAAGGGTAAATGGTACTCTTTCTTTCTCCTCGCTTTGTGGTAGCTTATAAGGGTTAGTATCGTAGGTTTTAGCTTTGTACAGACTTTTGTCCTTGTAGTTGCTTTCTCGCTTACCTCTTAATGCCCTAACAATATATCTGACTGATTCAATTTGCGTCCAAACTAATGGATTTTCCTTGTAGATTTTCTTTGCCAAGGTTAGATCTGCATGATCTGGAAACCTTTCCAAATACGGTCTAACTATCTCTTGTTTCTGCATAATAGTAGATTAGTAAACATCCGACAAATACAAGTAATAAACCTGCAAATGTCATTACAACCGCTCAATAGCCTTGCTCGGCTCAAAGAAATTTTTAACCAGATATGCAAACCCTCCAGCAACAGATGCCATTGCTATCTCTTTCCAATTAAAAGTCAATGTACCAGCTTCAAGCGATTGCTGAATAATTAAAACTGCTGGAGTTAATACCGCCATTATTAGACCTCGTACAATGTCTGACATTGATAACGTGCCTTGCTTTGAAATTCTTTTTTTCATGATTTTATTTTTTACCACCTTGCTTCAGTACCTCTGCAATCATAATGCACAAATGAAGGATAAACACCAACTCCGCCTTGCATCATTTTGCCTTGTTTGATTAGTTTTTTGATAATTGCCGCTAACTGCTTTGGAGTGTATTTTGAAGTTACTAAATCTGCCGCCTTTGCCAACTTATGCTGACTTTTTGGACTGCCGCCGATTGACGCATTATAAGCCTCTGTACGATACGCAGAATTTAAAGTGATAGGAATACCTATAAAGTCCCGAAGTGCTTGTAGCTGGTCAGCTAATAGCTTTACGTTTAATTCTAATGCTTCGGGTACTTTACTCCCATCCTTACACTTAAACTCGCGGATGTGGAAATTGGTTGTCAGTTGTCCTGCGCTCACTTTTTCTTATTGAGAAAATGCTCAACCATTCCAATAACGAAATCAATAATCTTACGTTCCAACTTTGGGAACACTACGCGCAAAACCCAAGATAAAACACCGGGAACTGCTTTCTTAATTTCTGGCATTAGGTTTACTTTAACCTCTGCCTCTATAAATTCTATTTCTTCTGCTTTCATTTGATCTTATTTGTTGCTTTGATGTAATACCTAATGGCAAATACTCCACTTATTATAGCGACCAGAGAAGCTAATAAAGTTACTATCGGTTGCACATTTGCAATACTTAGCATTGCACCTGATACGGATACTATGGTCGCCAAATCAGCGTTGTTATTTGTCATTTTTAATCTGCGGTTGTAATTGTTTAACTAATTCAGCAGCTACTGCCTTAACTTGAATGTGCGGAGATGTTGACTGCTCAATGACTGACAATACTGCCTCCCATTCAATGGCAGTCAATTCTACTTTTAAAGTTTGAATTTGTGTTGGTTCTTTTTGTATTTCTGTTGTTTGTTCTTCTTTTTCAGCTTTCATAGGGTTTATTATGTTACAATTATAGTATATTATTGGGTTTCTTTTGTGTCAAATATAGTTAATTATTGCCTTGTGTTTATGTCAGACTTTGCAATTAACGCTTTGTAAGTATTTACTACCTCATCTGTCCAAATAGCATTTGCTATTGCTTGAACTTTTGCATCTTCGTAAGTTATATCATCTCCTGGAGATAATACATGCCTATGATATGTTCTTGCAATTTCAACGCCATCTTTTTCAATGATTGTTGATGTTCGGACTTGAATATGATTTGTTTCTACAAGTTCTATTGAGTCCACTATTTTTTTTTCGATTAATGCCATTTTTTTATTTATTAATAGTTATACAAAGTAAGTTAGTGAAAATAACATTGTGCTATTGTTTGCAAAATTAGTATTATCTATTGTAGTTAAAACACCACCATTTGTCATTTCATTTAAATCTATTGTAGTGTTTCCAATAGCACCATATCCAACAAACTGATCAGCAAATGTTATATTTCCATTTCTAAATGATGCTGCTTGATAAAAGCCATTTCCGGAACCAATAGTAAAGGGAAGTCCAGTAATTTGTGCATCGCCAACAGAGGTTCCTTTATTTGTTAAAATAAGCGCACCGGTAACAGTTACCTGCCTTCCAATTTTAGTGTATTTTCCTGCGGTTGATGAACTTGTCATTCCAACAGATGCGCCTCCAAAATTAAGACCAATAGTCCAATCTCCCTCCTCATAATCATCTAAGTTATTAGCATTTGCTATTGCTACTTGTGTAGCAGGAAATTGAATACCTCCAGTTGATGGAGTTGCACCACCTACTCCTATACCTTGACTAAACGAAGCAGTTAAGCCTCCTAATAATCCGCTAATATTAGCCGCCCCAGTTATACTTAAAGTCGATGCAGCACTGCATGATATCGGAACTGTTAAACTTACATCTGTACTATTATGTAAAATTAACTGTCCAACAGTTCTCATACCTCCTCCATTGACTTGTAAAGTAGCCGCTGAACCACTAAAACCTGCTATTGCGCCATTAATCCATATATACCCATCTGGTGTAATACTAATTCTATTTGTACTATTCGTTGCTAAACCCAACGTGTTCGCAGCTGATAAATACATTCCATTTGTAGGAACACTTGAACCACTTGGAATGAAAGCAGTTGCAGTAGCAGTACTTGAAAAACTTGCACTTGTACCACTTAATCCTCCAAAGAAAGTAATATTAGCACTACCACCTGCACCAAAATCTGCCACCTGTGTTCCACTATTTGCATTGATACTTAATCCTGCACTTGTTGCAGCTTTTACTTGCGGCGTAATTAAAATACCACTAAAAGTTGCATTACCTGTTGAACGTGTAATTGTCAAAGGGGTATCAATTAAAGAACCCGCGTCTGAATATCGTCTAATAAAGAAATCAGCACCAACGTTAGATCCTGATTCTGTTCCGCTGACCTCTAAGTTGATGCGGTTTGAATTGTCTGAACGGAACGATAAACTTTTTGCAACAGATACATTTGCATCCAAGTTGGCAATCAGCGCAGATGCGCCGCCATCTAAATGTAGCTTTGTAGTTGGGTTCGCAATCCCGATTCCAAACTCTCCAGTTTGCAGTAGGGTAATTAATTCCGAAGAATTTGCCTCGCTGAAAATCCTAAATCTATGATCAGACTGCACATTTCCAACCGACCATTTATTTGTCCCTGCACTTGCAAATCCTAAAAATGCGTTATTTGTGGAAGTTCCGTTTACCCTTGCGATAACCCCAGAACCGAAAACATCAAGCGGAGTTGTTGGCGCATTAGTTCCAATCCCTAATCTATTGTTAGTATCATCATAAAACAGATTGACATTGTCCTGAGTTAAAGCACCCGAAGCACCGATAAATGGCAAGGATCCTAAAGTCAATGCAGTTGTAATAGATAAGGTTGCAACCGAACCGACTAAAGTAATCGTGCCATCAAATCCATTTGCGTCACTAAAAACCAAAGACGAAACAATGTTTGGAGATAATTCCACATAAGCACTTCCACTCCAGCGATATAATATGTTAGTATCTAAAGCGATATAAATAGTATCCCCAGCACCCACCAAAGGGAAAGCCGCAAGACTGGCATACTCCTCAACTGTACCAGTAAATAAAGAAGCCATCTGAGATAGGGTAATCTTTCTACTTATCCCGGTTGTCGGATCCCCTATAATTGTCAAGTCATCCAGCGCAGGAGATAATTCAGTAGCTAACTGGTTTATTTTTTTCGATTCCATTTAAAATTGATAATTTGAAGGTACTTGACATCTGTCATTTAAGAATGGCACAGTTAAGGTAGTATCTAACTTTACACCGGCTAATAAATCGGGATCGCTCTCAGTAAAAAAACTAAGCGGCATACTTACAGAAGGCGTCCAGGTTACGATTGAATAATCCTCTGGATATCTTAACTGCGCAACTATATCTCCAGCAACTTGAGTCATGTCAGATAAAACTTCCGTTTCGTTTGTTTCTTCCATCAGCATCCGATCCATAAAGTACATGCTAAAAGAATAACCTATGTCCTTAGCACCAAAGGTTGCACCAGTCAAAGTAAAAAACATAGCCGGGTAAGTAACCTCACCATTGCTCAACCTCTCCCATACATCACCGAAATAAACAAAATTAATTTGCTCGTGATCGTTTCCCAGCTTTGTCAGTTCTTTTACAATTTGATTCAATGTCATTTTTCTTTGATTTTTCTAAATAAACTTTCAGCTTATTTTGATTTTTGAAATTTACTTCCTTGCTCATTTAACAACATCCTATATTCCCTTGATATCTTTCCTCAAAAGTTTTGCGCCGCTTACCATCATCCGTATAGTCATCATTGCAACAAGCATCGCCCAGATACATACTAACTGTGTAGCCTTCGTTATCTGGTTTGATCGAATCAATCCCGGAACCAAAATTCAAATAATTAGGATATAAAGCATTATTCTGCTTTAGGTATTTAATCAATCTCTGCTTATAGAACTCGGCTCTTGCTTTATATCTATTCGCCACATCAATCATATCCTGCATTGAAGGCGATTCCTGATTTTCGCCAGTCTTTCTTAAAAGTCCTTTATTGTAAAACTGAAAAGATAATCCCTGAGGTAATTCCGACATCACAAAATAAATCAAGCAATCCACAATGTAGTCATCAAGCAAAGTTGTCTGCAACTGGGTATATGTCGCAGTATCAACCGCAGTCTGCAACTCGTTGTATAATGCCGAACCCAATGCCGGGAGAATATACATGTCCTGCGCAGTCTTGATCTCAGGCAGAACCAACTTTTCATCGACGTTTGCATGTAACCCGGTTCTATCTTTGATTGATTGAACGGAAATAAATAATGTGTTCTTGCTCATTTTCTTGTAACTATATTAGAAACCCATTTGTGTCTGCAACTCGGACTATGTTCATTAGTTCCTGGATCTGTGTACCATCCGCCTTTTCTATCCCAAACTGAATAACCTAATCTCGCGCTAAGTCCTTCGATCTCGGAACGTGAATACATCTTATCAGCTTCCAATAAAGCAACACAAAATGGTCTGCTTGTTTTCTTATCCGTATTATTGAATCCTTGTTTCCACTCGTAGGAATAACGAATTAAAATCTCTTTAGTCTGAGGCTGAATCTTTACCAGAATATCGCCCAAAGGCTCTGTTAAAATATGCTCTGTGATAATGTTTTCATCAATGCCCTCCCCGATTGCATACTCATTTACTTTAACGTATCCGTTATCAACAAGCGATTTAATTACCAAATTAATCGTATCAACGCTCTGATCTAAAGTTGTAGCCAAAACATCTGCAGTAATCCGCTTATCCTTTGACATCAAGTCCAAAACATTAGCTTGTAACTGGCTAACCTCTGCAAACATTTGATGCTCTAAATCATCATTAAACCTTTCCTTTTGCTTCCAAACATGAAACTTATCCTTTGCTTCTCCGAACTCAAAAAATGCGCTGAAATCGTCTGAGAATTGCGCTTGTTGAACTACTGGCTGGTACTTTGTAATGTCAATACCTGCCTTCTCTAACAACCACTCTTTAGGTGCTATTTCTTTAAGCAAGTTTTCTGTAAACTCAAAACCGATTGGCTCAGTAGGTATAATACTTAACTCAGGTTCTGCAATACCACGATATTTAAAAAGCATATTGAAAACACTCTCTAAGTGCATCTGCTTACTATTTACATAAGTATTTTTAAATATCTCGTAACCATCGCGCATCTCAGAACGTGAACCCAGCTTTCCAGCTTCAGCAATACCGAAGATCGAAGGAGTTGTGATTTGATGACCGCTGAAAATATTAGTTTGAATCAATGAATCTACTCTACCAAAATCCTCTTTAGTAATATCCGAAGTACCCAGATCATCAACGATTGGCTTTCTCGCGCTATCGTTTACGAAAGCTAAAATAAATTTCTTACCATCGGATCCCGAAAATCTGTTGGTGAAACGCTTTTCAATGTTACGCTTCTCTTCATCTGAAGGCTCTCCGTTTGGTAACGTAATAAGTTTACTTGCAGAAAACCCAGTCTGAGCATTACCCAAAACGTGCTTAGAAATTTCAATATCTGATTCAATGTAATTAAGCGCACCGAAGTAACCAGGTAATGAATAAAAACCCATATTCGGGCGATATTCCTTAACGTAAAGGATTTGTTTTCCGTATGGATTAGCTGGATTGAACGCTGGGTAAACTTGCGCTTTTTCATTCCGATCATTCCACTCCTCTTTGTACCAAAATTGTGTATTGTCTTTGTTGGTTCTGATCTTGGTATAATCACAATGCCAGATCTCTGATAACTGCCCCGTCGCTGAAAATATAATCTCTAAATAATAACCGCCGAATAATTCCGCATCCAATGAAACTTTCCTTGTCAGATCGTTAAGGCTTTCCATTCGATTGACTTTCTCAATGAATTGCTCTGATGCCTCGCTACCTTTCCAGCCATTTGCTGAAATATAATGCACCTTGCTTTTAATGATCGCATTATGCTTTGCAGACTTATTGAAAAGATCAACTAAATAATTCGGGTAATCGTTACGATCTCCGTACTGAATGTATCCTTCGCCTTTCTTTTCCTTAAATTCTGGTTGCCTTGCCTCCGCAAATGTCACTACTCTTAGATCCATTATTGTCTTATTTTGTAAGTGTCTGTTGTTGTATATTCTGTGAACTCAAAAGGAGTTCCAACTAATTCCATTATTCCCGATTCTAAAGCATTTAATCCAGCAGGATTTAAATTGCTTGTGCTTGTTTGCTCATAAACAACGTAATCATACTGACCATTTAATGCAGTAGAAAAATTGGTATTTGTAACAAAGCTAAACTCATTGTACCTATCCTTGTACTGGCTTAGATCCGTATTGTTTAACCTCACAAATTTAATCTCTGTATTTGCGCTTCGATTCGTGAATACAAATAAATAATTCGGGTTAGTCAATAACTGCTTTTCAGTTAATGTCAATATAACTAAATGTGTTTGTCCCTTGGTTAACCTGATCATATAACACTAAATAGCAAAGTGATGTAAATTTTACAAAATAAAAAAACCGCTGACCATCACGATCAGCGGTTAACCTAAACACTACTATGAAAAATTAAGATCCTGGAGTTTCTAAAGCAGATGCAACAGTTCCAAGTACACTTGGTGCTAATGCTGGTTCTGAACCAGTAAAAGTCAAAGTAAATCCACTTCTGTCGCCCTGAGCAGTTCCGGTTGAAGCTGCGTTTGCAGTCATATCAATTCCTCTGGTTTTACCGAGGTACCAGAAAATTCCGTTACTATCTTTTGCAACCGCAACTAAAGAGTTTTGCGCTAATAAAAGCAACTCGTTTCTTGTGTTAGTTTGTAGCTTGTTTAAAATGATCTGCAATTCCTGACCATAGAAAACAGTTCCGTTTGCAACAGAAGCAGTCATCGTTTGGTTAAACATCGAAGTATCTTTTACTAAAGCATATTTCCAAAAACGCTTACCAGCAGCCTTAGTCAAAGCAGTTATTACACCACTTGCTTCGGTTGTTGCAGTTACGTTTGCTGCTTCTGTGAAATATACTTCGACAATGCCTCCAAGACTATCTCTGCAATCTAAGCTATACCCTTGTGTTAATGCACATGCCATATCTTTCTTATTTAATTATTTAAAAAATTGGGAGTTTTACCTCCCATTATTATGATAAAATGAACTTAACGATTTCGTCAGGGAAAGCTACGTTGACACCCATTTTGAACTCAGATACAAAACGAACCTGATCTGCTTCCTTTGCGTAGAAGATTTCGAATTTATCTTCTTCGTTTAGCAAGTCAGTTCCTAAGAATAAGTTGCTAAGTCTCAAAGCATAAATCTTGCTTGTGCTATTTAGTCCTGCTAAAGCGATAACCTTTATAGGAGTTCCCGGCAATACAAATTCAGAATCAGCCTTTCCATCAAAAGAATAGTTAAACATGTTAGCATTCTTCAATGCAATAGTGTAAGTTCTGAAAACGTCTTGACCGCAGAAAATAGTCATATCATCAGCAGCTACTACCTGAGCAGGAATTGCCTTATAAACACCATCAAAGATTGAAACTACGTTTGTAGCTATGATTCCAGTTGCAGCACTAATTGGCGCACCAGAGATAAAGCCTGAAGCATTAGCAGCTACCGGACCAGTTGCAGCACCGATCAATTTAACTAAACCATCAAACTTGTTAAGGTTTACGTTAACTGAATCAGTATCTCCCTGCCAAAGTGCAGTTTCTAACTGAGAAGCGATTGTCTTTGCTTTCTTATCAGCAAATTCTTGCTCGAAAGGAATGCTATCGTACATTGAACCAGTAGGTAAAGCCTTCTGCAAATACTTAGCCTCTAAGTCTTTCGGACAAAGTGCCTCATTTACTTTGATTTTACCAACAGTCACAGTTCTTTGAGTGAAAGTTGTTGAACCAGAAGCAGTAAATCCGCAGCTACCACCAGCTTGGAATATTGCGTCTGTGTCCATTATGTTGATTGTTTCTGCGCTTTTCACGCCAATCATTACGTTTCCTGCGCTCTTAATCAAAGCGGCAGTTTTTGCGCCTAATACGGAATCTGTTACCAATAAGGCTTCGTTTTGCTCGGTATAAGCGGCTAAGGTTGATACGTCAAATGCCATCGTTTTTTAATTTTTATTGTTTAAAATTGCTTGTCTATACTTGTTAATTCTTTCTTCTTTTATGCTATTTGTTTTTACAAATTCTTTGAAGCTATTTGGCTTCTTGATTGGATCCTCAGTCGGAGTGCTTGAAATTGCTTCAATCAATTCAGCTACCTGAGCAAATCCTTGCTTTACCTTGTTTTCAAGTTCAGCAATCTTTGCATCATTTGCATCCATTAACTCAGCAATCTTTGCATTGAATGCCTCAGCCATTTCTTCCTCTTTCTTCTTATCGTAACCAGCCTCTACATCAACCTCTGGACTTGCCTCAACTACTTTAGTTTCGATTGCGGTAATCTTACCATTTTCATCCAAAGTGATTTCTGTTCCATCCATTAATTCGTGATCTCCAACTGGTGCCGGTTCGCCTTCAAGCGTAACCAAACCGCCAATCTCTAAAGCTGAAATCTCAACCTTAGTTCCATCCATTAAAGAATATTCTGCCATTTCCACCTTTGATTCTTCAACCATTGGTGCAACTTCAGCTTCAACTTCAATAGGCGCGATGTTGTCATCAAACAACGCCTTAATTTTTAAAATTGCCTCTTGTGGGTTCATACTTTTCTTTTATATAGTTAAAAATTGATTCTTTATCACTTAACTTGTGATAATATTTTCTTGATCGCATCTACTAATGATGCAACCTGATTTACTTCCTTTGGTTTGTAGCTGAATAATCCTTCAACACTAAATCCCATGATTTCGCCACTCTTTACTTTCGCCCATGCCTCATCATTTTCGACAATCATCGAACCGAACCAACTGCCTTCTGGCGCATCTTCAAATCCTTTCATCGGCATGATCCCTCTGGATGAATCCGATATGAAACTTTCAAATAATGTAACGCCATCGAATTGTTGCTTTGAATCGTGCATTAAATTCACGTTGCTTTGGAATCCTTTTTTGAAAAATTTCTGGACAATCTTGATAATAGTGTCCGCACTAAAAGCCACATAATAATCGCCATAAGTATTATCAGATCTAAAAATAGGCGTATCAGCCAACATAATAGCGCC